TCCTATGGGAGAGTTTGTAGCTAACGTACTAGACAAAGTGGATCCTAACCACGTATCTGACGCAGCAGGGGTTAGCTGAGGCTGTTATAGAACCGCTGAACTAAAAGCCTTGCTTTCTGCGTAATAGCATACCTTACCCTGTAGTTGTACTTCGTCTCGTCACGAAACAAGTGATCGTCTAAATTCTTAGATGGGGTGAGCCTACCGAAATGCTGATATAGCAGCCCTTGCTGCTGAAGGGGGTATATTGTCCTGTTGGCGAGATTCCCCCTATTAAACCCGTACTCCTCGGCTGCATAGTCTATAGTCCAGAACTCAAGGTCGTAAGCCCAGATCAGAAACTCCAAGTGACTCCAAGAGACACCGTTTGACTTACAGAACTCTTTCCTTATAGAATGCAAGTTCTTGAGGTAGTTGTTGTTAACGTACTTGTCTTTCAAGACAGCAAAGTCTCGAAACATGCGTTTCTTTGTTCGTAGTGACTTCCTCATTAATGGTTATCTTTGATTTATGAATAGTATGGATAAAGAATTTATCGCGGAAGCGTACTCTTTGATCGTTCAGATAGAAGAGCTGATCAAGAAATACGAGTATGAAGATAGAGTGATGTCTACTATTCTCATAGGAGTGATAGACGCCGACCTGGATAAAGAACCCGAAGATGGGGATGAGGTTCAGCTCAAGAGCGTATTCAGCTACAACCTCGACAGTGCAGAGGAGCTAGAGATGATTAAAGATATCATGACTATGCAGTACAAGGAGAACAACTCAGATTTAGACCAACTCCTTGGGGACCTAGGAATATCTTTGAACTGATGGACGGCTTGATTAGAAAACTTGTAGTGGGCAAAGACCCTAAAAACGGGATGGCCTACTTCGTGGGGATGCGTGCTGGCGAAGGTAAAGTTTCAGCCATCATACAAGACGAGTCTTACTTGCACAAGTTTGGCAAATGCCGTTACTTAGTGTACACAGAAAGAGAAGAGGGCACTGACCTCTGGAAGGCGATTGACGATATGCCATGTTTGATAGAATTTGATTTAGACTTCTAATATAATGAGATCCCTGAACAATTTTATTGTAGAGATAGAAAAAGAACTTAACGACGAAATGGTAACGGAGGGCGGTTTAAAGCTCTATGTAGACACTAAGTACAATGAGTTTGAGCACCGCACTACTGAAGGTAAAGTTCTGGCTACTCCGCTTAAATTTAACACTGGAGTCAGTACTGGAGACACCCTTTACTTTCATCACCATGTGGTTATTAACGGTGGTAGCCCTCTTAACAAGGAAGACAAGCAGTACGTTGTTAACTATGACGAAGCCCATGCAGCACAGAATCAAGCTATTGCTTACAAAGACAGTAAGAAAGGTGAGATACACCCTCTCTATGGTTGGGCCCTATTGGAGCCTACTGAAGAAGATACTAAGGGATCTGACGGGGAGATAGAGGTAGTTACTTTAGAGGAATCACCAGTAACGCAAGGTGTCGTATCATTCCCGACCGAAGAGCTTGATGAGATCGGCGTATCCAATGGAGACGTGGTTGGATTCAAAAAGAACCGAGACTATAGAATTAAGATCAATGGCAAAGAATACTACAGGGTCGCGGTCTCAGAACTCCTCTACAAAGTTTGAGACAGTATCAGCGGCAGTAAGGCTCATGGATGCGATGGCGATAGCTATTGACAATATGATCGAAGAGGTTAAAAAACCAGTAGACCCAGACGCAGGGGGTTCAGCGAGAAAAGCCGAACTTCAGTCAGTAAAGCAAACAGCAGTGGATTGTAAAGAACTGATTCGTGAGAGACAGTCCCTAGAGCAAATGGTAAAAGAACTACGTCAAAATGGAGAAATACAAGAAGACAAAGACTACTCAGGAGGATTCGCAGAGCGCTACAGCAAGTGATCATACTATGAGGAAGGGTGACTTTAAATGGGTATCTTCGCATAACAACCACATCTACTTCAACGAAGAGTGGAACGGAGAATATGAAAGCTAGAAACTACAAGGATGAGTATAGAAAGTACGGCAAGTCCAAAGCGGCAAAAAAGTACCGAGCTGAACTCAATAAGTATAACCGTAGTCAAGGGACGTATGGTAACGGTGATGGCATGGACGCCGCTCATGCTGGATCTAAAATCAAAGGGTTTCTCAAGAAAGCCTTGAATAGGGCTAACAACAGACCTAAAAAAAGAAACAGCAAATAATTTTTCGACACGACGGCCCTCTGCGCAATATGGGGTCACCAAACTGGGGCGTAGTTCAGTTGGTCAGAACGTCTGTCTTATATACAGAAAGTCGTGGGTTCGAGTCCCGCCGCCCCAACAATTAAATAAAATGGCAAAGCAAACAAGCGAATTTATCAAAAGGAAAAAGGTTAATAGACCTGGAGTTCATGCTAAAACCAAAGTGTCGAAAAACAAGAACTCCAAAAAGTACAAGAAGCAATACAGAGGTCAGGGCCGATGAAAAAACTACTTCCTATTCTACTCCCCCTATTCTGTTCTGCGCAATGTGATCTTGAGTTACTTGAGTTCGATCCTGTCCTCGGAACCGTTACGGTAGCGTTCAACAACACAGAGAACTGTGGTGGTGCTGGCGCTCCTGACGGCGTTTCTGAGCTGCAGTTTGGTTTTCAGGCTGTGGATGAGGACTGCAATGCGATGAATATCGGTTGGGATTTCCCGTCTTTTGACTTCCCTCTCAGCTCTACCAGCAACCACCCTGGATGGATCTACAGCGCTACCACTACAGAGTCGCCAACTAACTGGACGAATCTATATGATGAGTCGCTTGTACCCCCATACTATTCTGGGGACACCGTTACATTCCCTATATTCAACTCATACCAGTCGGATTGCGTAAACGGTCCTTTCGCAGGGCAGATGTACTGCAACCTAGAGAACGTCATAACATACTGGTATACAGAAGGTTATAGTATCCAGGCTGTCATCTGGCAGATCAGTTACGGGCAGACTATGTACGCTGCTGACGGGGGTTGGGCTGAGGTTGGAGTAAATGGAGATGGTACCCCGTGGGGGACTGGCCTGTACGAAGACAACAACTTCCAAGACAACTGGATTGTGGTTGGCGATTGCGGTGAACCCATATCAGAAGTAGTAACTGATACCATATATATAGAGCTTCCCCCAGAGACAATAGTAGTTTATGTAGAGTTACCACCAGATACCATTACAGAGCTAGACACTTTATATATTACTTTAAGTGACACTCTCTATGTGACTGATACTCTGTATCTTACGGAGTATTTGTATGATACAACTTACGTGTATTTAAACGACACAACTTTTGTGTACGACACAACGTATGTGTATCAAGTAGACACGCTATACGAGTACATAGTCCAAGAGATTTGGATAGACTGTAACACTGGTCTGCCGTGTACCGAACAGCCTCCAGGAATCGATGAAGATCAGGTGATGTACGTCCCCAATGCGTTCTCCCCAAACAATGATGGGATAAACGACGCATTCTTTGCTGTGACTCAAGACCCCGACTTCTGGCTGGAGTGGAACATTACTGTATTCAGCAGGTGGGGGGACATAGTATTTCAGTCTGATAGCCCCCTTGACAAGTGGGACGGGTCTGTTTCTAGGGGGGCTTACTACTCTCCTGACGGAGTCTATTCTTGGATCATATACGCCAAGGGAAGGAAGGGGGTAGCAGTGAAACTTAAAGGGAGCGTAACTTTAGTGCGCTAAACAAGCCTTCGTAGCTCAGCTGGATAGAGCAACAGCCTTCTAAGCTGTGGGTCCCAGGTTCGAGTCCTGGCGAGGGTACATAATTTAATACAATGTCAAAATATAAATGCGAGTGTGGGGAGACCAAGGACGTCTCAGGGGGGACCATCAAAGTAATTGACGGTGCTGTGAGACACGATGTAAAGTGCGAAGGCGGAAAGTATATGGAGCTTACGGAGAAAAAGACTGGGGTACCATCTTTTAGAAGCAATAGGTATGGACAGGTCCGATGACGTTATTTGGCTGGACGGCGGACATAAAGGAGGAGAGGTCATCGATCTCCATGGGCTTCTCATTGGTCTTCCGAAAAAGCCAAGGCGATTTGAAATACTCTTCCATGAAAAGCCAAAGGGGATGCAGATGTGGTCGCGCCTCCCTATGCCCCAGGAGCTGTCGAGGATTAGAAGTATGGATGAGTGGCTCGAAAAACCTTCCGAGTTTCGAAAAAAGTTTTCTGCTTATATCGAAAAGGAGTTTGAGCGCAGGCGTAACGGTGTTTGGTTTTACAACAATGGCGTGCCTACGTACATTACAGGGAGGCACTATATGTTCCTCCAATGGTCGAAGATCGACATCGGATATCCTTCGTATCTTGCCTTCCAACGTGAGATCTTTCTTCATATGGCTGCGTGCGAAGTCGATACCCGTTGTATCGGTCAGCTATATACTAAGTGTAGGCGTTCTGGCTATACTAATATCTGCGCTTCTGTTCTTGTGGATGAAGCTACTCAGGTTAAAGACAAGCTACTGGGCATTCAGTCAAAGACTGGTAAAGACGCTCAGGAGAATATTTTCATGAAGAAAGTGGTTCCGATGTTTCGGAGCTACCCCTTCTTCTTTAAACCTATTCAAGATGGAACGACGAACCCACGTATGGAACTCGCTTTTCGGGAACCATCAAAACGAATCACCAAGAAGAATAAGACGTCGCAGAAAGGCGATGCACTCAACACGATCATTAATTGGAAAAACACCACTAATAACGCCTATGACGGAGAAAAACTTCATATGCTCTACCTCGATGAGGCTGGCAAGTGGGAAAAGCCTACCGACATCAAAGAAGCGTGGCGTATTGAGCGAACTTGTCTCATCGTTGGAAAACGCATTGTTGGGAAGGCGTTAGTGGGGAGTACTGTCAATCCCATGGACAAGGGTGGTCAAGAGTACAAGAATTTGTGGGAGGATTCTGACCCTACGGAAAGAAATGCTAACGGAAGGACTCGATCTGGTCTGTACAGGATTTTTATCCCAGCTTCAGAAGCTCTAGAAGGGTTTTTTGATAAGTATGGTATGCCTGTGGTCGAAGACCCTACAGAACCCGTAGAAGGGATAGACGGGGAGGTTATAGACCAAGGAAGTGTTAACTACCTTAAAAACGAACGAGATTCCTTGAAACACGACCCTTCTGAGCTTAATGAAGTTATCAGACAGTTCCCTCTAACTGAAGACGAAGCCTTTAGGGATAGTATCGAGGGCAGTATATTTAACATAGGAAAGATTTATCAGCAGATAGACTGGAACAGCAACCTCTATCCTAATCCTGTTGTAAAGGGGAATTTTATCTGGAAAGAGAAAGACAAAGAGGTTATGTTCTCTCCTGATCCTAGGGGTAGGTTTAAAGT